CCACCAGCGGCCGTCACGGCTGAGGCATGCCCCGGCCTGGCGCACTGCGTACATCGTCGAGCCGTCAGCCTGAGGTACGGCCTCGATTCGAATGGGCTCCACGGCCATGCCCAACAGCTGCGGCCTCTTGTCGATCCACCGATCTGCTCGCCATCTCATGGAGCAGGCCTCCTGTTTGGCTGCTCTAGTGAGCTCTCGAGGGCCTCCAGTGCCCTGCGGATCACCTGGTCAGCTGGGACGTACTGCTGCCCTGAGTGCTTTGCCGGCTCCACTCCTGGAGTACCGAGGAGACGGACGGCCAGGCGCTGAAGCTTTTGCCGTGTCGACTCCTTCACCCGAATCATCGTCATGATGTTTACCCTTCGTGTGGCGTGTCTCGCCAGCAGGATGGGAGGCCTCGAATCCTCCTAGGGGCATGTCCCACCATCCTGGCACCGTCACCCGTTCGCGTTGGAGAGTTACACAGGCCGATGCTGATGCGCATGTTTATTGTCCGGCTACGCACCTGACCGGAGCCCTGGCGAGAGAGCCATGTCGATCCCCTTCCATCTCTCGCCAACAGGTAGCTCGTTATGGGAAGAAATCGTACTCCGTCGGCGGATACTCTTTCCCCGTTCCGCTTCCTTCGTCGCTCGGAGGAAAGAGCCACCGCCAAAGCCAATCGAGAAAATCACACATCGCATCTACTCCATCGCCATCAAAACCAAAAACCAAAAGGATCGGGCAGGAATCGAACCTGCGATAAGACACACACCACGGCTCATTGCTGATCCAAATGGCTCGGTCCCCCGAATGCTCCCGTGTTTCCTCTACACTACCGATCCAGTCTCCATGGTATCGGCCTGTAAACGTGTAAACAAGATTTATTCCGATCGATTTCTGGATTGTCCTGTCCGCGGCCGTATACTGGGGGCGTTCTCAAGGACCATTGCCAACCACCACCAATCTGAGGCGAGCATGATGAGAGGCAAGCTGGATTCTCTTTTCCGATCTCGGCGGCTTTGGATCGCGGCCGCTGGCGTGGCCGTCGTAATCCTGAAGGAGACCATGGCCATCCCGTTGACCGAGGAGCAGATCACCCAGGTGGTGCTGCTTGTCGGCTCGTGGATCGTTGGCGAATCCCTCCGGTCATCGGAGCGATGACCATGGATGGACCACTCGAAAGGCTCAGAGCCAAGCGACGCGCGAGGCAGCTCGCTGCCCAGCTGTGGCGACAGTATCGCGACGTCGAGCGCTGCAAAGTTGAATTCGAAACTCTCGCCCAGAGCGACCCGCAGCTTGTCGGCCTTGACCCTGCAACCATCCTGATGCTGGTTCAGCTGGTGATCAAACTTTGGCTCTGGTGGCGAGAGCGTAAGGAAGACGACCCAGCCGACGAGCCGCAGCTCGGCGAGCCATGGCAGGAGGAGGAAAACGATGTGGGATGATGTCATCAACAATCCCTGGAGAGCGGGGGCATTATTGATCGGCGCCTATTGGGCGTGGAGAAATATTCTTGGCGGTGGCAATCAGCCACAGCCCCAGCCAGACCCCAGCCCACTGCCACCAGTGCCCCCGGAGCCGCCAGAGCCTCCACCGATGCCGGTTGGTTCGATCAGCCGGCTGCAGGCCATGCAGGCCGCAGACACCCTGGCCAGCTACCTGGACCAGCAAAAGAACGAATCGGCAAAGCCAAAGCTGGCGGAGATCGTCGCCGCGATCTGGGGTAAGTGATGAAAGCATTCGACAAGTGGGCTCCTTTGATCGTCGTCCTATTTCTGCTGTTCTCCAGCAGTGACATGGGACGCGTGGAACCAATCAGGCCAGTCGATCCGATCCAGGGAGCCTGGGTGGTTGTGGTCGAGGAGACCAGCCAGCGTACGCCCGAGATCACCAAGATCGTTACCAATGCGGCCTACTGGCAATCGCTGCGTGATAAGGGCCTCAACTGGATCATCTACGACAAGGACCAGGAAGAAGCAGCCAGCCAGGTGAAGGCCCTCGGCGGCAAGCTTCCAGGGCTCCTGATCCAGACCCCAGGCGACCGCAGCAAGGTGCTTTACCAGGGCCCGCTGCCTGAGTCCACCGAGGAGATTGACCGACTCACAAAGAGGTACGCTGGCCTATGAGCGAGATCATCATTGTCGACGGCCAGGAGTTCGGGACTGGCCTGCTGCTTCCGTCATTCAAGCCGCAGACATTTCCAACGTACGGCGACAACGGGCCGATGTTCACCCGGGACCAGATCGCCAAGATAGTCACCGATCCGAAGCGCGTGGCAGGCTCTAGGCTGTTCAGGCCGGAAGAATGGATCCGCAATCAAGGCAACGTCGGCAGCTGCAACGGCCAAGCAGCTGCTCACGCTCTCGAGCGGACTCAGGTGGCTCGCGGGATCAAGAGACGCCGACTATCTGGCGAAGGTCTTTACGCGCTGATTAACGGAGGCAGGGACCAGGGCTCCATGCTGGATGATGGCATGCACGCCCTCAAAAACAATGGAGTGCCTGAGGAGCAATATGTCCCGCTCGCCAAGTTCCTGACTCAGCGACAGCTTTCCAGGGAGGCGGTGAATTCGATGGTGCGCAACCGCGCCCACGAATGCTACCGCGTCGAGACCGAAGACGAACTAGCCAGCGGCTTGGCTGCTGGATTCTGTGGCGTGGTTGCTGTGCATGCCACCCAGTCCTATGGGCGACTCGATGGTCGAGGCGTGAGCCCTCCAGCCAGGGGACCGGGCAATCATGCTGTGCTGGTCCACGATATTCGGATCTCTCCGTCCGGCGGCTATGAATTCGAATCGGCCAACACATGGGGCCTGGGGTTTGGGGATCGCGGCCACAACTGGATCACATGGGCAAGCCATTTGCAAACGACCATTGAATATCACGCCTTTTACCTGATCCGATCCACCAACTTTGCTGATGGTGACACACCTGGAGCGATTACATGATCACGATGCCAACCCTGATTGCTGCCGTCGACACCAGCCTTGTTGGCATCTTGCTGGGTGGATTGAGCGTCCTATCTGGCGTTGTGATCCACCTCTACAAACAGGTGCAATCAAACACCGAGGCGATCAAGGCAGATCTCAAAGAATGCCGAGAGGATCGCGAACGGCTTTGGATTTCGATCAAGGAAGTGGCGCAAAGAAAGAGCGGTGAGCCCGATGCAAAAGCTTAGAGAAGAGCTGGCCAAGCCAGAGTATCAGGGGCTCAGCGACCAGCAGGCAGCCGATGCCATCATGAACAAGGTGGTGGAAGTCAGGCGACCGGTGGAGCTCTGGCGAGTGATCGCCCACGCCAGCCAGCGTCAGTACAGAGCAAAGCTTGAGCTAGCGAGCAAAGATCCAGCCAATGCATGCCAGGAAATGGCGATCAACATTTTGTCCTACATCACCTCCAGCAAGCTGGACACGGTGGACATGGACATGCCGGAAACCAGGCAGATGCTCCAGGGGCTGGTGGCCTGCGGATTCGCAACCGAACAGGTGGCCGGTGAGCTCGATGCCATGGCGACCCAAACGGTGCGATGGGTCGATCATGAAGGTATTGGCGAGGTTGGTATTGGCTTGATTCAAAACGCCAGGAAGTAAACCATGCCCAATGACATCCTGCTCAAATACGCAAACTCAGCGACACTTACGGCAGCTGTTGCATCTCTGGCAAGTGATGCCAACTTACTCGCTGGGGTAGAGACCAGTGTCATTGATAACCGAACAAACGGTTACGATGATTATATGCTGTCTGGCAAAATAACTACTGGATCGACTCCGACTGCCGGAAGACAGATCGAGGTGTGGGCTGTGGCGTGGGATGGCAATGCTTGGCCTGATGTTTTTGATGGAACTTCATCCTCAGAAACAATCACTTCCGCAGATATTAAAAATGTTATTTGCCGACCTGTAGCAATCATGTCAACAAACAATTCTTCAGATCGAACATATCATTTTTCCGGGGTTAGCCTGCGCCAGGTTTTTGGTGGATGCCTTCCATCCCAATGCGTTCTGTTTATTACGCACAATACTGGCGTCGCATTAAATGCAACTTCTGGAAACCATGAGTTCAGAATCCAGGGTGTCTACCCGCAGGTGCAATAGTGGCGATTGGCGACAACATACTTCGTGCTTGGGCTCCTTGGATGGGGCCAACAGGGCTGAGGGTCATTGACCAATCTGCATACCACAGGGACGGAACTTTAACCGGCATGGACCCAGCAACAGACTGGGTTGGGCATTCGTTTCGGGGCAGGTCTGGCAGAAGTTTAACTTTTGACGGTGTTGATGATTGGGTTGATTTTGGAAGCAATGATTTTTCTGGAACAGATTTTTCTATTGTCTCGTGGTTTCGGCTTTTGACAGCAGTGATTCATTTTCCATACAGCACCAGCAATGCGACCGGAGCATCTGGTGTTGAGTTGCTTTACGGCGTCGGTGGAAATTTGGGTCAGATTGCGTCAAGGATTGCGGGCTCTGCTACTGCTCAGTTGGCGCATGATTTCGGGTCAAGCGCAAGCGCCATAGCGGATGCAATCTGCTTTGTTCAGACGTTTTCTGATTCGCAGACAACTAAGGCGCATGGGATTTTTGTAAACGGTGCGAACGCTCAGACCACAACCTATACATCAAACACAGCGCCCACCCAAAATTGGTCCTGGGCAAAACGAGGTACGTTTTTTGCTTCTGGAACTGGAAGCACCTGCCAGTGGTTCGAGCAGATTGTTTTTCGCGGGATCATAACCGCAACCGAAGCCGCCGAGCTATATCAGATCGGGCCTGGCGGCTTATACCAAAGACGCAGGCGGCGGTATAGTTTCGCGCAAACAGCGGCGACCGGCAGCAGGCGGCGCAGGATTCTTTGTGGAGATTACAACTGATGCACCTACTAAGACAATCCACAGCCGCTACTGTTTTGGTTGGACCGGTACTTGATTCCACTGGCGCAGCGGTGACAACTGCAGTTGTGGGTGATTTCAGGATTGGGAAAGAAGGGTCTACGGCAACGCTGTCTGGTGCAACCGTCACGCATGATGGGAACGGCTACTACCGAATCGCATTGACTACGGGCAACACGGACACCGTTGGCAGGCTCACGATCTACTCAGGCAACACTGCCCACAGCATGGGCGTTCGGGCTTTGATGGTCCTGCTGCCGAGTGTCTATGATGCACTGGTGGCCAATGCAACCAACAGCACTGGAGGACTGCCAACGGCAACTGGTGCGATCACTGGCCTGGCCGGTGCGATTCCGACATTGGCCCAAATCGAAGCATCGACAATCTTGGCCAAAGAGTCCACGGTCCAAACTCGAGCCACTCAGGCAAGCGTAGACATAAAGCCGACCCTGGCCCAGATCGAGGCGTCCACCATCCTGGCCAAGGAAGCAACGGCTGCCTCGATCCTGTCGGCCGTCCAGGGGCTCAACAATCTTTCGGCCAAGGTCAACGTCTATGCATCTCCTCTCATGGAGATCCCGGAGTCTGGCAGCCTGGTTTATGCTTTTACTGTCATCGTCAGAGACGACGAAGACAAGCTAGTCAACCTCGATGCCAGCCCAACCATCGCGGCAGCCAATGCAGCTGGCACAAGCCGATCGGCCAACCTGTCGGCGGTCTCCAATCCAGCGACTGGCCGGTACACTTTTACCTACACTGTGGACAGCACACACGCAGCGGAGAGCTTGCGGGTGACAATCTCTGGCACCGTCAGTGGCGAAGCCAGATACAGTGAGTGGATTGGGGCGGTGGTGGACTACGACAGCCTCACGGTCCTCCAGGCGATCAAAGCAAAGACCGACAATCTGCCAGCCCTGCCAGCTGCGGTTGGAGACATCCCAACGGCCAACCAGAATCGGGATGCTGTCCTCAATGCTCTGCCGAGCGCGGGGTACGCCAGCGGCTCATTTGGCGATCGGATCCTGATCAGCGACAGCAACAACAGGACGGTGAAGGTGACCGGAGCGGGCAGCGGCCACATCGCTGCGGACGTGCACCAGATGCAGCAAGGCGTCATCACGAATGTGGCCCTAGATTCCTCAGCAGCCACTGAGGTGGCCAATGCTGTGGCGGCCCTGTCGGTCCTGGTCGACCTAGTCACGATGATCACCGGCAGCGGCACACCGAATGCCAAGTGGACGGCCAGCGCACTGAGCCTAGCCCCAACGGGCGGCGGCGGTGGTGGAACCGGAGCTGGCGCACGAACGGTGACGATCACGGTCCTCCTGGCTGGAGCACCGGTGGAGGGTGCCAGGGTTCGGCTGACCAAGGCGGCTGAAACCTACGTCGGCTCGACCAACGTCTCTGGGCAGATCACGTTCAACGTGGACGATGGCAGCTGGGTGGTTGGTATCGGATCCCCGAATGCAACCTTTGGCGGCGCGGTGCTGGTGGTCAGTGCGAACCAGACCCAGACCTACACGATGACGGCGATCTCGATCACACCCAGCGGACCAGGTGGGGTCACTGGGTACTGGTTGTGCCTCGGGGTGAACGGTCTGCCAGAGTCTGGCGTCACAATGTCGATGCAGGCCACCGCGGTGCCCCATGGATCGACCGGCCTGGCCATCGATACTGGAATCCGGACGACCACCAGCAACGGGGCTGGAGTGGCCCAGTTCACCGACCTGACGCCTGGCGTTCGGTACGCCTGCCAGCGCGGCACTGGCCAGGTGGTGTACGTCACGATCCCCGAGGATGCCACCGGTACCCTCGAGCTCAACAGCCTCCTCGGGGCCCCCTGATGCCAGCCAAGCTGGACAAAAAGAGCTACGAGCAGCACAGGCAAAAGATGGCGGAGCGGATGCGATCGCTCCGTGCAGCCGGAACGGACATTGGCCAGCTGCCAGAAATCGAGAATCCTAAGCGGCGCAAGAAGTGTGCTGAATCATTCCGGCTCTTCTGTGAGACCTATCGGCCAGCAGCCTTTTCCCTGGGATGGTCCAAGGATCATTTGCGAGTGATAGATCGGATCGAGGTCACCGTCAGGCACGGTGGCTTGTTCGCTCTGGCCATGCCTCGAGGCAGCGGCAAGACCACACTGGCGGTGACAGCTGCCCTGTGGTCGCTCCTCTACGGGTATCGGCGATGGGCCTGCCTGATCGGTGCCACGGAAGGCAAGGCGGAGAAGCTGCTTTCCTCGATCAAGTCCGAGCTGCGATTCAACAGCCTCCTGCTGGAGGACTTCCCAGAAGTCTGCTTTCCGATCCGGCAGCTTGAAGGGCGAGCCGCTCGAGCAGGAGGCCAGACATACCAAGGCGAGCCGACCGGGATCCAGTGGCTGTCCAATCTTCTGATCCTGCCGACGATCCCAGGATCCAAGGCCAGCGGATCGGTGGTCTCGGTTTGCGGGATCACCGGCGACGTTCGAGGCCAGCAGTACACCACCCCCAACGGCGAAGTGCTGCGGCCAGACTACGTCATCCCAGACGACCCCCAGACGCGCGAGTCTGCCCACTCCAGCCTGCAGACCGACAACCGGATCGCGACAATCAACGGCGATGTGCTCGGGCTCTCTGGCCCAGGAGTGAAGATCGCTGGAGTCATGCCCTGCACGGTCATCAGGAAAGGCGACCTCGCAGATACTGCCCTGGATCGGCAGCAGTCGCCTGAGTGGCACGGCGAGCGCACGCAGCTGCTGTACGGCATGCCATCGAACATGGATTTGTGGCAGGAATACTACGAGATCAAAAAGGCCAGCCTGAGGAATGGTGGCGAAGGGACAGAGGCGACAGAGTTCTACCGAGAGAATCAGGCGGCGATGGATTCGGGCTGCGAGGCGTCCTGGTCTGAGCGATTCAACCCAGATGAGCTGTCAGCGATCCAGAACGCAATGAATCTTTACTTTCGAGACGAAGAGAGCTTTTGGGCTGAATATCAAAACCACCCCATGGAAAAGCAGGCAGACGATTCGATCCTCGGCGAGAAGGAGATCTGCGAGCGGGTTGGGATCACTGCCAAAGGGCAGCTGCAGGAGCACACCGACAAGCTTGTCGGTTTCATCGACGTGCAAAAGGAAATGTTGTTTTGGTCGGTGGTTGCCTGGCGATCGGACTTCACTGGGACGGTGGTCGAGTACGGAGCATGGCCACAGCAGCGAGGCAACAACTTCAAACTGTCGACAGCGAGAAAGACCCTTTCGAAACTCTACCCTGCCGATTCGCTCGAGGTCAGGCTGACAAAGGGGCTCAAGGACCTGGTGAACCACCTGGCCACCAAGCAGTGGAAAAGCGCAACCGGCACCGAGGTGCCATTCAGCAGGATCATGATCGATGCCAACTGGGGCCAGTCGAGGAACCTGGTCCATGAGTTCTGCCGGACCAGCCTACACCGGTCGATTCTTTTTCCGAGTCACGGCAGAGGGATTACTGCCAGCAGCGAGCCGCTAAACGCGCAGCACGTCAAAAAGTTCGGCAGAGCCACTGGCCAGCACTGGCGAATCGATCGAGCCAAAGACATTCCGATCCGGCATGTGCTTTTCGATACCAATTTTTGGAAGTCATTTTTGCATTCCAGGCTGGCGACCGAACCAGGCACCAGCGGCAGCCTGGTGTTGCACAAGGGCGAGGCGCACGAGCATGCGACCTTGGCCAAGCACCTGAGAGCGGAGTACCCAGTTCGAACCGAGGGCAAAGGTCGCACGGTCGACGAGTGGAAGCACAAGCCAGACCGTCCAGACAACCACTGGTTCGATTGCCTGGTCGGCTGCTGTGTGGCGGCCAGCGTCGAAGGCTGCAGGCTCGAGGGCGAGTCTGGCCGAAAGATCAGGAAATCTCGGGCTGCTGTCGGATCCATCGAAGGCTCTCCAGCTGGAGTACCAATTCCAGAGCAACCGATTCCATCGCAGGGAATAAAGCCAAAACGATCAAGGAGGGTGGAATATCTATGAGCACCAAGAAGCGAACCGACCAGCCCAAGCTGAGGGCAACGATTACCATGCCGGTGTGCCCACACTGCAGCCAAGCAGCTGGAGTGTTAAAGCAATCCGGCGCATATCACGAATTTGAACATGATGGCAACCGGATCAAGCTTTTTCACGTCAAATGCAAAGGCTGCGAGAACCCATTTACGCTGCGAGAGGTCTGGCCAATTACTCCAGATCCTGGACTAAGTCCACAGATTCAGGGCCAGGATTAAAGCCTAGCCCGGATATCATGCCAGCATGCACGACCAAAGAATCCAAAAGTATGAGCATGCCAAAAAGATGGTGGCTGTCTTTGAAGAGCAGCTATCCACTGGGGCTGGCATTTTCTCGGTGTCGATCGATGGAGCCTATGTGCAGTATCAGCGGTCTGATGCCGTCAAAGAGCTCGAGATGTGGCGCAAGCAGGTGATTCGCTACTCTCGCGCAAAGTCCCGATTCTCTACCTTCAACCTGAGCAACAGCCACGGCCCATGATCAAACAGGTACAGGATCGACTCAGCGGCCTTTTCGGTCGATACATCGCGGCGGAGGCTGGCAACCAGCGGCGGGACCCTGGCACCAGAATCCAGTCCAGCGATGCACTGCTGGATTCGACCAAGCGGAAAAGAGTGATCGAAGGAGCTCGCGAGCTCTGGCGAAATTACTCAGTAGCTGCCTGGGCCGTGCGAAAGCACCTCGATTTCGTTTCCACGTTCACCTTCCAGGCAAGCACTGAGGATCCGGTTTTCAACGAGCGGCTCGAGTCGCTGATGGCTTGGTGGTCCAGGCCGATCAATTGCGATGTGGCTGCCAGGCATTCGCTCCGGCGCATGATCCGATTGGCAGAGGCCAGGCGGGTGCTCGATGGCGACGTTTTCCTGGTGAAGGTAAACGGCAAGCTGCAGGGGATCGAAGGCGACCGGATCCAAAATCCAACCAGCCAGATCAATGGCAATGGTGGCACCAACTGGACGCATGGGATTCGGCTCAATCCGGGCGGTGGAATTTCCGCAGTTCAGATCTTCAAACGTCACAGCGATGGACGCTATGAGGAAGAAAAGCAGGTACTGGCCGGCAACGTCATGCAGCTGGCCTACTGGGACTCATTCGACCAGGTGCGCGGGGTCTCCCCACTTGTGTCGGCCATTGCCGAGTTCCAGGACAGCATGGAAGTCAAAGACTATGCTCGAGCTAAGGCAAAGATCACCCAGCTCTTTGCTCTTGCCATCACTCGAGAGATGGCGGATTCGGACGACGAGGAGGAGGTCGGCTCGAGCTACCAGATCGATCTTGGCCGAGGGCCAGTAAAGGTCGAGCTGGACCCAGGCGACAAGATGGATTTTCTGGAGTCCCGGCACCCATCCACGGAGTTCCAGGCATTCCTAACGATCTGCATGCAGGCGGCTCTGAAGAGCCTCGACATTCCCTGGAGCTTTTACGATGAGAGTTTCACCAACTTCTTTGGCAGCCGCGCTGCACTGATTCAGTATCTGCAGAGCGTCAAAAGCAAACGGGCTGACATTGTCGAGATCCTGGACCGCATCACGGTCTGGAAGATTCTGAGCTGGGTGGCTGAAGGTGCCCTGGTGCTGCCTCGAGGCTACACCGTTGATGACCTGAAATGGGACTGGATCCCTGCCGGCATGCCCTGGTGGAATCCAAAGGACGAGATCGCAGGCGATGTGCTGGCGATTCAGAACAAACTGCGCACCAGGTCAGAGATCAGGCGGGAAAGATACGGCGACGATTGGCGGGATGTTGTCCGCCAGCTTGCCCAGGAGGAGCAGTTCCTCGAGGAGATGGGAATGTCGGCGGCGACCACTGAGCAGCCGCCAGGGCCAGCCCCATCGATGGAGCCGGAAGACGAGCCAGACGAACCAGACGAAGACGACGAAGACAATGGAGACGATGACAATGGCGACGATTCAATCAGTAGCTGAGAGCTTCCGAACGGCCACCCTGCGAGCGGCTCCGATGGTTGGAGTCGATCGGGAGGCCAGGCGGATCAACGGTGCCAAGGTGATGCAGCTCGGCCGCGTCAATGACAGCCGGCCATGGGAGGTCGATGAGACCACTCTCGACCAGGTGGTCAATTTCGGCAAGTCCTACAACAAAGGGACCAAGGCCAGGTACACCCACCCAAGCATGTCGGATGATGGATTTGGGAAGTACCTGGGGCGGTGGACCAATTTTAGGCGTGATGGCGATGCGGTCTACGCTGACCTCCAGCTTGCCGAGTCGGCTTTTGACACCCCCAACGGCGACCTGGCCAGCTATGTGATGGACCTGGCCGAGGAGGATCCTGAGGCATTCGGTGTCAGCGCTGCCACCAGGCTGCATTTCTCCATGAACCAAGATCTGCCAGAGGGCGAAGTCATTCCACTGCGACTGGATGGCCTGCGAGCCATCGACATTGTGGATGAGCCGGCAGCGACCCGCGGCGGCCTGTTCGATATGACCACCATGGCCGGCCTGCCAGCTCTGACCAGCTGGATTGTGAACACCCACTTTTCGGATCGGGAGCCCCGCGAGGTGGTTGAAAGGATGTGCTCCTTTTTGTCCAAGCATTATGGAAGGGACATTATGGACGACGTGCTAGCGGGAAAAGCTGGCCAGGATCAGACCCCAGCCCCGGCCCCTGCGGCTCCTGCTGGCCTGACTCTGGACGCGGCCAAGCCGTACCTCGAAACCTTCGGGGATCGCGGGGCCAAGTGGTTTTTGGAAGGCCGATCGATCACCGACTGCTTTGCCGAGGTGACCACCGAGCTGCGGGCTGAGAATGCAGACCTGGCGGCGAAGGTGGCAGACCTCGAAACCCGTCTGGCAGCCGCCACTCGGGCAGCAGCTGGAGAACCAGAGGCGTTCTCCTCGGCTCCACGGATCGAGATCAGCGAGGAAAAGAAAAGAGCCCTGCAGAAGCAGGAAGAGCTCAAGGCAAAAGGCTGCTCTCCTGTGACCAGCAAGTGGGGCGCAGCCCTGGCGAATTAGTTCGGCTCTCCAGAGCCAGTTGAAACCATCCATTCCAGAAAGTCTTTGACGGAGCAAACAAGATGCCAAACGTTTATGTGACCAGTGCGGACGTCGTGCTTTTCAATAAGGTCGACATGGACCTTCGCCTTAGCGAGGTTCTGGACAGTGCACCGCTAACTGCGGCGCTTGCTGCCAGGACCACTCGGTCCAACACCTTCACCTACAACAAGAAAACGGCTAATCCGTCGGTCGGGTTTCGTGATGTAAACGATGGTGCTGAGAACACCAAAAGCACTAACGTGCTGGTGACCAACACGCTGAAATTCCTCGACCTTTCGTTTGACATCGACGAAGCAGCCGCGCTGGTCGACGATCGCGGTGTCGATCACATCATGGGGCTGGAAGCGATTGATCACCTTCAGTCCGGGATGGCCGAAATCGAGGAGCAGGTCATTTATGGCACTGGAAACCAGGCCAGCGGCTTTGAAGGCCTGGCGAACCAGTCCTACCTGAACAACATCGCAGATGCTCAAGTGGTGAATGCTGGTGGCACGACGGCAGGGACAGGCTCCTCGGTCTGGCTGATCCGAACTGGCGAAGAGGACATCCAGCTGATATGGGGTCAGCAGGGCGTCATCACCATCGGCGATCGGCAGCGAGTCCAAAAGCCTGGATCGAGCAAAGGCTACTACTGGGCGCTGGCCCATGCCATCCACGGATGGTGCGGGGTCAAGCTTGGCACCACCTACAGTGCGGTGCGAATTGCCAACCTGACGGCCGACTCAGGCAAGGGGCTAACCGATGCTTTGATCAGCCAGGCAATGGAAAAGTTCCCTGCTAGCCGAGGCCCGACCCACATCGTCATGAATCGGCGAAGTCATGGCCAGCTGCAGCGCAGCCGCACGGCCACCACCCCAACTGGACAACCGGCCCCGTTTCCTGTCGATGCGTTCAATGTGCCGATCATCGTCACCGATCGCATCAGCTCCACTGAGACCCTGCTGACGTAATGAGTACCCCATTTTCGGCAGCGGCCCTGCATGCCTATCGGGCACTGCAGGTGGTCCATGGCGTGAACATCACCTACGAGAGGCCATCGGCAAGCCAGTCGGTGGCTCTCTCGAAGGTGGTCACTGGCCGATCTGATCACGAGATCACCCAGGACGGGATGGTCATCGAGCAGATTAAATCCAGGGACTATCTTGTGCGCGTCGCTGACTTGGTGCTGGGCGGATCCCAGACGCTGCCGAGGAGGGGGGACAGGATTCAGGAGGGCAGCAAGACCTACGCTGTGCTGACCACAGGGACTGAGGCTCAGTGGAAGTACACCGACCCGAGCCAGGTGATCATCAGGATCCATACCAGGGAGATGTGATGCCAGGCGTGCAGGAGACTTTGGTCAACGATGCGGTGGCGTTCATCGATGCTGCAACGTACAGCGAGGCATTCACTCTGCGCAAGCAGCTGGTGCCTGTGTTCGATCGGGACCTGCTGAGTGGATGGGATGTGTCGGTCTATGCTGGCCCATCCTCCAGGGAGAAGCTGGCCAGGTCGGGGAGCCACCTAAAAACCTACAGCATTGGCGTAGTGGTCAGATACAGCGCTGATGTGTCGGCAGCCGAGCAGGAGACGAAGGCTGGACAGTTCCTGCAGCTGATCGACGAGATCGCCACCAGCCTGGAGACCTTCCGACCTGGTGGCAAGATACCAGACGAGATCGAGACAGATATTCCCTTCGATGCGGCCAAAGTCAGTGAGCTCGGGCTGCTGTTTACCACCATCACCATCCGATTCAAAGGATTTTGAACATGGCACACAAGCTGTCTGAGAATGCCAAGCTCTACCGGAACACCGGCACCCATGCCAGCCCAACGTGGAACGAGATCGCCAACGTCAAGGATCTGACGCTGAGTTTGGACAAGGGCGAGACCGACGTCACCACCAGGGCCAGCAACGGATTCCAGGAATACGTCGATGGAATGATCGATGCCACGATTGATTTCTCGATGCTGTACGATCCAGCGGATCAGGACTTCACCGCCCTGGAGGATGCATTCTTCGCCAAGGCTGCGGTGGAATTTGCCGTAATGGACGGGATCATTACGGGTGCTGGTTCGACGGGCAATCAGGGGCTCAGAGCGTTCTGCATGGTGAAGAGCTTCACGCTCAACGAAAACCTCGGCGAGGCGATCATGGTGGACGTTTCTTTGCGTCCATGCAAGAATGCGGGTGGCGCTTTGGGGGTGCACGTCGCACCCAGCTGGTACGTCGTTCCGTAACCTGAGGGTTCCATGAGGATCTTCACAGACAAGACCGGCCAACCATGGGAGTTAGATCTCACGGTTGGCCACTTCCTCTCCATCAAGTCAGAGCTCGGCCTGAACCTGATGGACAACCCAGAAACCCTGCCATCTGGCGTCGAAAAGATGGTTGGAGTCATCTGGATCACCTGCCACGACCAGGCGAAGGCCAAGGGTCTGGGGCCTGTCGAGTTCGCCAAGCGACTCGATGGCAAGATCCTCAACGATGCCTGGGAAAAGTGGATGGCCGAGTACATTGATTTTTTCGTGCACCAGTCCCCGGCTCAGGGTCAGCTTCTGGCCCTGCTGTGGGACGCGAGCCAGAAGGCCGAGCGAGCCAGGGCGGACCTGACGAAACAAGCTTCTTCGTCTATTTGTTCAGACTTGCAGGAGTTGCTGGAATCGATCCCAGACCACTCAAGGCCTGGATGATCCTCGAGATGGCCAATGGTGCTAGGCCAGAGCTGATGCAGGGTGGACGGCGGCGGCGCAAAGGCAAGAACCAGATCGGGCTGACTGGCAGAACGATCTCATCCCTCAAGGTATTTCTGGAGCGGCAGCCGAATGGGACTCTCCAAACGCCTGCTGGACATTC